TGAGCAGCACGGCTGACTTCCATTTCGAAAGCAGCAGCACGCTGAGCTTCTTGGCTGTTGGGGTGAGCCAGAGCGTTGATGGCGCGGATGAAGGAGAAATCACGCTTCTCCTTATCGGACATGCCGATTTCAGCGTCCTTCGGATTCAGGGGCTTTTCCTGAACACCCATCTTCTCCAGAAGGGCAGAACGCAGCTCATCAAGACCACGGGAATTGGCGATGAACTCTTGAGCCATTTCGATGTTCTTGGTGCGTTGACCAAGGGCAATCATTTCGGCCACTTCCTTAGCCTTGGCCTGAGCGGCCTCAGCGCGGATAGCCTCAATGTTGTTGAGGTTTTGATCCACGGTTGTTACTCCGTTGGGTTTACTGGGTACGGCTGAGGCCGTTTCCGTGCCTTCATTATGAGAGAAAGCTCGGCCTATGCCCACTGACTCGTCAGCAGGCACGGTGACCAAACTTACCTCGAAGGGTTGGAAGTTGGTCGCTCGATAAGTCACTGGTGTAGTGGACTCATCGGCTTCCATTGAGTTGATTTTGTAGCCAAAGCTGACGTTACGGATGATTCCATCCTTGATCAGCTCCTGCATCTCGCGACCAAGCTCATTATTTGCGAGTTTTACACGTGCATAGGCACGCTTGTTCTTGATATATGCCTTTTGAACAACGCCAACAATGCGATCAGCATCATGCTGATAAAGAAGCGGAGCGCCATCATTGAGGCGAGTCAAGTCCATGGACTTTTCATCCATGTTCAGCACTTCCATGCCGTAGTAACGCTCAACCGGCTTTTCACTGGCAAACGAAAATTCCAGCACCCGATCTTCAGTATCAGATCGAAATTCGGTTGCAAGCGAACGCTTTAGCGTTTCACCTTCAAAGAAACGAAGCGCAGAAATTTTGCGCAGTTCGGAAAACTTATGACCAACCAAAGTTTCAGTCTCTTCGTAGTTGCCTTCGTTACGGCGATACACGCGAATCAATGCAGCGGGATCTTCTTCCGATGCATTGATACTAAATGACGAATCGGGTACGCCAAGTACACCTTCGCGCATCACGTGTTCAATCTTTCCACGTGCAGTGCCGCCGCTGGAATCCCATTCAACGAAATCGCCAACCTTCAGCGCATCAGGAGCAGCACGCTCTTCACTGCGCTCACCCGTTGCCTCTTCAAATTCAATCGGGTCGTAGTCGTGATCGCTCAGCCATTCACGAGCTTCACTAGACGTAAACCGATCAGCGTCAAAACGGATGGCTTGCAATTCAGCCGTTTCATCTTTGATGCCATAGATCGCATCGATGCCAGCACCAAATTCATCATTGACGCGGCGGATGCGGTCGTATTGACCAGGATCCTTTAGGCGAGCAGCGTGCTCGTTGGGATACGGGCGACCGTCAATGATTTCATCCATGGCGCGTTCGCGTGCTTTTTTGATGGCTTTGGATTTCATGTTGCTCCAGCTTTGACCAGAGTCGCCACCCCATGCCGCCCATGCTACGCGACCCGGAGAAGGATAGTCATCACTATCAGGGCGGAATCCTTTGCCCTTTTTATCTACTTCGTGGCGTGCAAACCAAGCCGCCATCGTGATGACCGTCTCAGGACTGAGCTCATCACCGCTCAAAATCTGACTGGCGCGGGTAGCTGCGACGTTAGTCCCACCAGGACGACCTTCTTGCTTCCATGCGCGATAACGCCGCGCTTCTGCCTTCATGCCCTCCGTAGGCGACAAATCAATTGTCTTTTCGCCAACCTTTGCCATCAGTCGATGTCCTCAAGTTCAGGTTCTTCCTCATGTTCTACAGGATGTTCCGTATTCGGGTAAGGAACAGGCTGGCTCACACCACTGTTAGAAACCTGAGAAGGATCGGTATCAAGCACGATGCCGAGTTCATCAGCAACAGACAGTTCATGCTGCCGTTGACGCATCTGATCCTCAAAGTCACCGCCATGCAGGGCGATCACCTGTGACAACGTCATGATGCCGGAGCGGATCAGTTCCTTATAAGCAGCCGCTTCTTTCTGCGGATCAACGAACTGAGCAGCCGGTGCAATCCACTTGGCTTCTTCGTACCGCTCAGGGTTTGAATCAAAGCCCGGCAGATCAAGCGCACCTGCCATCACCGCCATTTCCAACCACTTCTCGTAAACCTCTTCGCATAGCGATTCAATCAAATACTGCTGGAGCGTTTTGTAATGCGTTCTTGTTTCAAGCAGTTCCAATCGTGAAGAGCTGTAGTTGCTCTGAGAGAAATCGCTGCTGACCTGCGTGTAAGAACAACCAATCCCAGCAGCCACAGCTCGCAGCATTTGCTGCACAAAAGGAGTGAATGCATCATCAGGACGATTGGGCGTGAAGAACTGCATCTCCTCGCCGGGTGCCAATCGACGAATGCTGCCGGGTGAGAAGTCGAGGACAGACTCCTGATCAAACGTGCCATCCTCAAACAGCTCCTGATCCGGCGTTTTCACGAACGCCATCATGCTGCTGCTGGCACGGGCAGCCACAATCTCAGCTTCTTCGTATCCAGACAAATTACGAAGTCGCATGATCGCCGTAGCAAACGCGCTAACACCACGCGTCTGACCGGGGCGCTCAATCAAATACAGGTGGATGATGTCATCAGCCGGAATGCGAATGCGCTTCTTGACTGCTTTATTTGCGTAGCTGAATTGATAATCGCCAGGGTGGTAATCAAAGAAGTGATAGGCAACAGGGCGCCCCCACTTGTCAATCTCCACCCCCATCCGAATCTCGTTGCCGTTGTTCGCGATGGCGTTGTAGTCATCATCAAGAAGATCAGATTCAATAATTTCCAGCCCAAGCGGCACTTTGCTGTTGCCGAAAGGCTGCTTGACGAGGCGAATAAACACCTCGCCAGATTCCAGCATTGAAGTGATGGACAGACGCTGGATGTCATACCAGCTCAGCTTGCCGCCGCAATGGCAACGCTTGGCACTCGTCCAACGATCAAATTCTTCTTCAATGCGGCGATTGATGTCGTCAGCAAGGCGCCCACCACGCTGCATCCGCACCTGTGCCTGCATGCGAATGCCGGTGCCCACCACGTTGTTCTTGACTGCACGCAGCGATGCCTTGGCAAAATCAGAATCACGAACCAATTGACGTGCGCGGTTGCGCAACATCCGAATGCTGCCGCGAATCTCGCTATCAGCAGACGTGGCTTGACTGATCCAATCGGATGTCAGGCGATTGTTCTGCGCAGCGGCATATGCACGCTTGAGATACGAATTCTTCTGCTGCGCTTCGTCCAATTGCTTACGCAGCGCGTTGGTACGCCCGAATCCAAAAATCGCCATTAGGTGAACCTCACTTTGGCAAGACCGGGATTGCCAAGACCTTGGCGAATCTTGTCCCGCTTCCGCTCCAATGTGACTTCATTTTTAAGGTCGTCACGTAGTTGCAGCAACTCAACCATCTTGTAACGACGCAAACTGCGACCACCAATGGTGTATTCCTGCACCATCCCGCCTTGTGCGAGCGTGCGGATAGCAGCTTCGACGTAGCTGAGGTCAATTTCAGCGCGGCTGCGATCATCAAACGCACCGGGAGAACCGGTATAGGACGCAGTCGCCTTGACGGTGAACTGACCGCGCCCAGCGGTGTATTGGAGGGTGCTGTAGGTGGCAATTGCCTGCCAAGTCCACAGCCCAGCATCAAAGTTGGCGGTGGTGGCAGCGGGAACGGTGATGCGCCAGCCCGTACTTTCGGCAGTTCCGGTGATCGTGGTGCCCTCAGAAGCGACGTTCGTGCGGGCGTACCACTTCATCGTGTACGTGCCACTATCGATGCTGGTGCCAATTGCATCCTTGAACGCAGGCACGTCGAAAACGACGGTGTCACCTGCATAAATCAAATCAGGGACAAGGATGCTCACCAGCTTGTCACGAATGATTGTGCTCGCCTTTGAAGTCTACGCTGAGGCGGGCGGTATGGCGACTGCTTTTGCTCTTCCGCCTTTTCAGGTATTGCACCAGCATTTTTTGCAGCATTAGCTAGCCCGCGCTCAAATTGCTCAAAGATCGTGTTCCTGTTGAACCGCATGTACAGGAAGTGCAATGCGGCATAGCTGTATACGAATGTATCAAGCGCCTCGTTTCGATCACCGGCTTTTTTCTTCCATTCACGAACCGCAAAACCCTTGACGTAGCGGACAACCTGACGTTCCGATGTGATCTGTTTGAAGTACTCCTGACCAGCTTCAGCGTGGAAGTGAATGTACCCAGCACCAGGCTCGTTGTGCTTCAACCGACCAAACAACGTTGATTTGATCGTGTCAGTACCGACAGGAAAGACTTCAGCCGAATTTTTCAAAACTTGCCCTTTGTAGTTAATATCCACCTTGGAAGGCTTCCCAATAGGCGGTTTGTTCCGCACCGATTGTCCTTTCAAAGCAAACACTCCTTTACCTTTTCGGCTTCTGGCATACGCATAAACTTCGCTTGTGAAGTGACCGCCGGAATCCACTCCAATTGCCGAAACTTTGAGTCTTCCGCCATCGGCATGCGGGTAATCCCTTAGCACGAGGTCATCAACTTGTTCCCACAATTTCTGTCCGGCTGGATCGCCGTAAATCTCTGTGTGACTGATCAACCAGCACTCCTCACCAGCGCCCCACGCGTAAAGCCCAATCGCGACCCTGTTGTCCTGTACGTCAACACCAGCAGTCAAAATGCTGGCACCCTTGGGCACTTCGCCGGCGGGATAGAACTCGGCTCGCTCAGAAAGGCTGTCGGCACCAAGTTTTGCCCCAGTTTCTTCCTCCCAAGTCTCGCCCAGCACAGTGTTGACAAAGGTTTTGAGCAACGGCGCGTCGTTCTTCGCACGTAGAAATTCAGAAACAATTTCTTCCCAACTCTTCCATCCCAAAGGTGAGTACAACGAAGAAAGATGGAATCCAACAGTACGCGGATCTTGGCTAGTTGCCGTCGCTCGCCATTCGCCTTTGCGAAGCATTTCGCTCTTGAAATGCTCTGGTATGTGCGCCCCGCAAGCCTCGCAGACATACGCAGCAGTCTTTGGATCACCGTCACGCCATTGCAGATTCTTCCACTGCAACCATTGCATGTGATCGCAATGTGGACATGGCACAAAATATCGGCGTTGATCCGATGCCAAATATTCCGTCTCAATCCGGCTTGTATCCTTTACCGTTGGCGTGGAGGTGAGAATAATCTTCCGCCTGGAAAAGGTTGACGCACGTCGTTCAGCCAATGCACAAGGGTCACCCTCACCATCCACATCACTCGGGAAAGCATCAACCTCGTCAAGAAGCACCCAGCGACAAGGAGCAGAGCGCAACCCCGTAGCAGAGTTGGCACCCGTGAGAAGAAGGATGCCACCAGGGAATTCCTTGCTGAACATCGTGTTGCCTGAATCCCTGCTTCGAGCAGGAGCGACTTTGTCGGCAAGACACGGTGTCTCATGAATGAGCGAATCGAGGCGCTGCTTACTCAGCCTTTTAGCCATCTCAATCGTCGGCTGCACAAAAAGTGCTGGTCCGGGCGCATGCGCAATCATGTAGCCCACAACGTTATTGATGCCCTCCGTCTTGCCAAGCTGTGCGCCAGCCATGAACACCACCTTCTGTACCGCCGAGTTGGCAGACATGCAGTCCATGATTTCCCGGAGGTAAGGAGTCCTTTCCGTCCGCCACGGTCCAGGCTCGGCGCTGGCCTTGTTTGACAACATTCGGTACAGATCCGCCCACTGGCTGACCGTCAAATCGGGGTCAGGCTTCAGCCCATCCCGAAAAGCACTGCGGTACACCAAGGCTCCGTCAATCATTTGTCAACCTCAGACGCGCTCTTTGTCAACGTCTCTAGCGCCTTACGGATCTCTTCTGTCAACGTCTGGTGGATGACAACCGGGTCGCTTTCCGCAGCAAATTGATTGCTGACTCGATCAGGAATATTGCCCAAAGCATCCCGTACAGCACGAGCAGCAGTGAAAGCCTCGCGCTGAACACGAGCAACTTCCACCAGTTGCTGCTCCTTAGTCTCCAGGTCAAGACGAGCAAGCTCAGCTCGGAAGTGCTCAGACTTCGCCCTGCTTTCGTTGAAGCTCGGGATCTCAAGCTCATCCGATTTCTTGCGTGTGGGACTCGTTGAGACAAGCGGATTGCCTTCTGTGTACGCCTTGATCGCCGCTTCTTTGTCCCATTCGATCTTGTTGCGGACAACGGTGAAGCAACCGTCAAAACGACCCTGGCTCTTCATCTGGCTGATTCGCGCCTGGGTGATCCCCAGTGTCTGAGCCAGTTCCTTGGTGTCGCATATGGGCATGGTGCCAATTTAAGCCAAATAGCGCCGTTTTAA